GCGCGAGCATCAATTTGTCCTTGTAGTAAATCTGCAAAATCAATCGGCAACCAATCATCGTCAGGTGGAAATTGAAGATGATTTTCAATAAACCGAATTGAAAACTCTGTGTAGCCAAGTGAGGCTAGGTAATCTAATTGCTTGCTGTGTTCATCAATCGTGGCATTAGTCCACTCAAAAGCGATTACGCCCATCTTGCGGGTCATGCCTTTGAATACTGACCACTCAGCGCCTTCAACATCTATCTTGATGAGATCAGGCTCGCCATACTTATCAGCCAAGGTATTTAGCGTGATCGTTGTAGCTTGTGTAGTCCAAAACTCTTTACCTGCGTATGGCATTGTGTCTGCCGTTAGCCAGTCTTTATTAAGGGTACTTAACCCATCTTCGGCTGCTTCGTAGAACTCTACGCGCTCATAGTCTTTATCAGATACGGCGTATTTAAGCGGTATGACATTTGGGTTGTAGATAAAATTCTTGACTAGCTCGCGGTACATTCGTGAAGGCTCTATGGCAATTACTTTGTAGCCGAGGTTTAGACCGGCAACTGTGGCATCGCCTCTATTAGCACCTATGTCAAATAATACGGGCAAGGTTATCTTCAACCGCTTGGCGGTATTCAGGCGCTATATCCATCTCAAGCAATCGCTGAAATGTGCTAACGGATTCATCTTTGCGACCAATCCACCAGGCAGATACGGCCCGCTCAAACATTAGGCAATATGTCCCATGATAATCAACATCGGCAGGAAGCGGTGTGTTAATGGCTTGATTGCTACCCATACGCGCCCATGTGTAACACTCTTGCCAATTTTGTTGGCGTTCTTGAAACCTAGCCATCCAAAAGTACGCTTCAGGGCGATAAGGTAAGTAGCTGACCGCTTGAAGGATGCAGTTAGAAACTGTGTGCAGTCTGTCGTTTTGCTCTTCAAAGCATTTAGCAAGTTTGAGAAGTGATACATAAACAAGGCTAGGGTGTGAATCCTTGCCGTACTCAGCCGTTCTTAGATAGAACGATACTGCGCTCGCTGTTTGCTTCTCTTTATCGTATGCCTGAGCAACCTGAAAGTTTAATTCAGGGTTGAAAGGGTCATGCGATAAATCCACTACTAAAGATTCAAGTGTCATTTGCGGCAATACTGACATTCGCAAGCATTAGTAAAGCAAGGACATTCTTCGCCTGATTGAAGTATGCCTTCTGCATGACACCAATAACAACTACTCATAACGCCTCCGCAATCATATCCTCAACAATAGCGCGAGGAACACGAAGCACAAAAGCGGCATTATCTTGAAAGCCAAACGACACTAATAGATCGCCTTCATATTCAGCAGCGCCTACGCAAAACTCAATCCGACCATCTAGGAAACTAAATGGCTCAGGTGATATGCCGACAAAATTTAAGTCATCGTCATATACGCAAAGTCTGTGGCGATAAATGCCATCTTTTTGACTGAGGTAATTCTTAAATAAATCTACTTCGTGAGTGATAGCGATATACACGCTACCCCAACGAATAAGTTGAGAGCCTCCGCGCTGGTCTTTCTCAGGTTGTACGCCCTGTTTAAGAGCTACCTGCTGCGCCATCGTGCCTTCTGCCTTCATAACCTCAATAGGGCTATGCCACTTAACAAAGTGAAAAGGTTTGTTGAGTATCGGCATCCAGTTTTTCTCACAGTATGACTGTGATGGAACTTCTATGCGCTCGCGGGAAATCTCTTTGATAGTCCAAGCGTTTTTGTCTATGGATACTTTGCTTTTCTCCATACGACCTACGCCGTTAGTTGTAGTGTCGCGCCTAACGCCTATGAGGTAGTAGTCATCCCAATATACAAGGCGAGCATCTTCAAGTCCTACAAACTCCCAAATGGGTTGATGTAGGTTGAGCATTTCTACCTTGGCACAATCTGTTATTTCAAGATCGCTATTGAGTCTGACCACATAATTCTCAGTAACGAGTCGTTGGTCTTTCTCAGGATGTAGATAAGCAAGTGGCCCCCAACGAGAGGGAAAGCGTTGCTCGTTCTCTGAGTGATAAAGAATGTAATTGACTACTCGAACATTAACAAGAATATCGCCGTCAGGGTCTATAAAGACCGATGGGTTCATCCCGCCAAATGTTCCTGGTATTGCTAAGGGAGCTAACTTGCCACCTTGTCCAACCGCCTTTTGGACTAAATTCATTTGCCTACTCTATCAAATTGACTAGCGAGCGCGTTCGGTCTTGTGATAGTTGTGTATAGACCTGCGTTGTCGCTACTGATGCGTGGCGCATCAAATCTCTGACCGCTAGTAAATCGCCGTTTGACTTTTCTAGCATTGTTGTTGCGAAGTAATGGCGCAATGAGTGAAAATGCTTGGCGTTAGGGCCAAGAATCCTACGCATCTCATTAGCCGCTTTAGCAGAGAACTTATTAGGGTCAATAACCCATAGTCTGCCAAGTGTGTTGTAGTTTTTAATCATCTCAGCAACTTTTGTGGCTACCGGTATGACTAAATCTGTTTTGCCCTTGCCGATAACGCGAAGTGAGTAACCGCCATTATCTTCAATCAGGTCAGCGCCCTCTATCTTGGCAACCTCATGTGCGCGAAGTCCGACCATCCCACCTAGGATGAACCAATCGCGGTAAGGCTGTGTGGCTTCTGCTAAAAGCTTTTCAAACTCTGCCTTAGTCACGGGCTTAGGTACGCCTCGACCAGCCTTGACATTGGGTAGGTCTTTGGCAGGGTCGTTGCCGTTTACCAAATCCATCTTGTTCAAGTGGTTGTAAATAGAGCGCAACCTTGAAACATAGTTTGCCTTGGTGCTTTGCTTGGTAGCCGATAGGACTACCTTCTCTAAATCTTGAACTGTGGCGAGCGCGGGGTGAACGCCTATGCGCCGGATGATTTGCCAATCGGTGCGAATAACATAGTGGCTAAACCCGCTTGTGTCGTAGCGGTTCTTTAGCTGACGATGAATTTCCTCTAGCGGTACAAGCTCCATGCGTAGAGCCTACCACTTCTAACTCTCAGTCAAGTTAGCCCTGTGGAGCCTGAGCCGCTTGTTGAGCCTCGTAGGTGGACTTGAGCATTGAGGTAAATTCATTATTACCCCAATCAATTTTTACCCAATCGGTTGTTGTATTATCAAAATTATCAATTGTAAATGTAGTGATATTCATTACAACTCCGCACTTAGTCCAAGATAACCTGATAAAATTTGAACAAAGCCAGCCGCACCGCTAGTTAAACCACCTGATGTATCAATTCTTATTTCAACCACATTTGAAATAATACTATCAATGGAAATATTTGTAACAGCAACAGTTCCAATACCCGGGCGCGAATAATTTACATTGCTGTAATCTACCGAAGAAGGTGTTACTCGTAAAGGAACTGGTAGCGAAATAATTGTTGTTGAATTTTGAGAAGAATATGGGATAGATACGCCAAAATTATTATTACCACTTGCTCTCCAGTAATACCTCTGACACAAGGCTAACTCTCCTTGGACTGTTCCCGAAGCGGTGGTGAATGGTGTGGCTACTGAGCCTGCCTCTACCTGTATGCCCCACAAATCAATGGTTTGCGTTGTGTTACCAGGAACATAGATAAAGAGTCGCAAAGCGCTTCCTGTTCCAATGGTCTTTCCTGAAATGCTTGGCAAGGTAATGGTGTTTGTATATCGCGCCCATGAGGTTGTAAGCGTTGCACCTGCTCCGCTTGTATCAACATTGCTAGAACCGCCACTACCGAAATCTTGGCGTAGTTGAATACTCAATGCGCGAGATGTATCTGCCTTAGCCCAAAATGACACGGTAACAGTTTGACCTGCAAGAGTCTGAACATTCTCAATAGGTTGCGCTAGTACGCTGAAATTGTTTCCGCTACCTGCTGTTGTTTGATTGATTCTGAGAAAGTATTGAGATTCATAACCTGCAACTGGGGCTGCGCCTGGCGTAAAGGATTGCTGAGAAATAGTTATGTTGCCAGTACCGTCATAATTGTAGTTATATCGGTCAGCAAGATAAACGCCTTTTGGATTGCTGAAAGAAGTTCCGCGCTGCCATATAGAAAAATCGCCATTGATAATCTTGTTCTTGCCAGCAAGGAATGGTGAAACTGGCCCACCACTATTCTGTTGGTCTGTGCTTGTTAATTGTGCGCGACTCATTAGTTACCTGCCTGTGGTGTAGAAGAGTTGGATACGAGTGTGTCGTAAGTGGACTTGAGCATTGAGGTAAATTCACCATTGCCTCTGTCAATAATGGCACTTGTTGTAATTGTGCCATCTGAGTTTTCAATATCTACAAAAGTAACATTATCCATTTCTATAACTCCGCACTAAATCCGATATAGCCAGCAGTATTGCCATTGTTTTCTAAAATATATGGCCTAAATTGAGTAATACCAGAAGACACATTTGCGTAAACATTACAGGTGTAAGGATTTGAGCCATCACCTGTAAAACCAAGAGCGGTAATTGTTTGACCTGAACCTGTGTCATCTGTTCTTAGGTTTGCATAATCTATTGAAGTTGGTGAAACACGCATTGGAACTGGATTGTAAACTTGAAACCAAACTTGAGAAGAACTTGAGCCTATTCCAAGGGCATAGCGAGAGTATGAACCACCAGCAGTATTACGCCAGTAATACCTTTGACAAGCGGCTAACTCCCCCTGAAGTGTGCTAGCGTTGCGGCTGAAGGCCGTAGCAACTGAGCCAACTTCTAGTTGTACGCCAGTCAATTCAAAATAGTCGTTAGTTCCAGCAGTACCAGTTGGCGTAAATCCAAAGTAAACGCCCAACTCTGTTGCAGTTGAACCAACCGATGCTGTTGCTGTAAAGCGCTGCCAAGAAGTTGTCAAAGTAACTGTGTTGGAAACTAGGGTTGAACTTCCTGTGTATCCAACTGAGATGCTTTCATCTGTTCCTGTTCCAGACTGCACTGCGTAAACCATTGAACTGCCAGATGCGGAAAAGTTAGCACCTGCGCGAGCGTAAAAACTAAATGTGACAGTCTTGCCAGCCAAAGGAATTGAGTTGGCAGTTTCAATTGAGTGGGTGATGTAAATTCCACTTGTGTTTGATGTGCCTGAATTTCTTTGTATTCTGGCGCAATACTGTAGTCCAGTTAGCCCAGAGGATTGACGAGAAGTTGTGATTGCATTGCCGCCACCGTTGGAATTTGACCAACGGTCTGCCCAGTAAATGTTGTTTGAAGATGTGCCTACGGATGTGCCGCGTTGCCAAATGTCAAAGCCACCGTTGATAATGGTGTTTTTGCCAGCCGTAGCAATCGGCCCTGCCCAAGCAACGCCTGTGCTTGAAGAAGAGTTTGCCACGAGTGTTGTACCGTCAGCGCCGACATTGAGAGCCGCTTCAGTTGAAGCACCTGTACCAACGAGGATGTCACCCTTAGCGGTGAATTGGCTAAGAGGGATTGCGTTGGCTACTGAGAAGCTACTTGGTGAAGCTACAGTTGAAATATCACCGGCAACAAGAGCTGATGTGAGCGAAACAGATGTGCCGTTAGTAGCTGTGTAATCAACGCCGCGTTCAAGCAATACGCCGTTTACATAAACTGATTCAGCGCCTACTGTGTAAGCAAGGGTGGTTGAGAAATCATCTGTGCCTGATAGCGTGGTTTCTCCGCCTGATGCAGCTTTACGCCATTGTGAATAAGAAACGGCAGGTTGTGTGCCTTGTGAGCCGATCGTTCCTTGTGAACCTGTAAAGCCTTGAAGTCCCGTTGTTCCCTGCGCTCCGTTAGAACCATTAGCTCCTTGTGCGCCGATAGAACCTTGAAGTCCAGTTGTGCCTGTAGCTCCTTGTGAACCCGTAGCACCTTGTGCACCGTTAGAACCAACAAAGCCAGCAGTACCCTGAGAACCTGTTGTTCCTTGCGTTCCGACAAATCCTTGAGTGCCTGTAGCTCCTTGAGTACCAACAGTTCCTTGAGAACCTGTTAGCCCTTGTGTACCCGTAGTTCCTTGAGCGCCGTTACTTCCATTAGAACCAGCAGTACCTTGTGCGCCTGTTGAGCCAGTAGTTCCTTGAGAACCACTTGTGCCAGTTGTTCCCTGGATACCTGTTTGACCTGTCGCACCTTGAACACCTTGCGTACCAGTTAAGCCTTGGAGTCCTGTTGAACCTGTCGTTCCCTGAGAACCTGTAGCGCCTGTGAAACCTTGTAATCCAAGAGTTCCCTGCGTTCCCTGAATACCCGTAGAACCTGTGGTTCCTTGCGCGCCTGTCGTTCCCTGCGCACCTGTAGAACCTGTTGTTCCGATTGCGCCCTGAGTTCCAACTGCACCTTGAATTCCTGTAGTGCCTTGGATTCCTTGTGCGCCTGTAGCTCCT